TAATAGAATTTATACTTTGTTTTCCTACGCAGCCATGTATTTCTGTAATTGACATACCAAGAACAAAACATGAAACTATGGAAGGATGTTGGCAAGTTGCTTATTACAAAGCTTTAGAACTTGAAACAATGAATAAACAATTAAACCCAATAGTACAGTTTAGATGTGTAGAAGAAGAACAATCAGAAGTGTATAAAAATACCTAAGGAAAGATAATGGCTAAAGAACTAACAGAACAACACAAGAAGTTTCTTGAAGTGTTGTTTACAGAAGCTAATGGAGACATCACCACTGCTAAATACTTGGCTGGTTTTTCTAGAGGGTATAGCACAAGACTTCTCACAAACTATTTAAAAGAAGAAATCATTGAAGCCACCCAACTCTACATTGCTATGAATGCTCCAAGAGCAGCTATGGCTGTTGTAGGCGGCATTAACATGCCCACTGAGCTAGGCATCAAAGACAAGCTTAGTGCTGCCAAAGACCTGTTAGACAGGGCTGGCTTTGTTAAAACAGATAAGGTGCAAGTGGAATCTAGTGGTGGTGTGATGATATTACCTGCCAAGGAAAAACAGGTAGATGACTGACAGGGGAATAGGCAAGTGGATATTGCCACAGCCTGATATTAAAAGAAAAAAGTTTGTAGACATTCCAAAGATTGGGCGTACAATACCTTTTGGTTATAAGGTGAATGAAGAGGATAGTGGATGGCTTGTGCCAATTCCCTCTGAACTAGAAGCCTTAGAAAAAGCTAAGAAGTATTTAAAGCAATATAGTTTAGCTAAAGTGGCTGCTTGGCTTTCAACAACGACAGGTAGACACATAGGCCCCTCCTCTTTGGAAGTTAGAATAAAGAATGAACAGTCCCAAAAAAGAAGATCTACAACATATCGTCTCCTCGCCCGTAGGTACAAAGAAGCCCTTGAGAAAGCAGAATACTACGAAAAAAGAGTTGGCTGCACAGAAGACAGCTATTTTGGAACAGACGAATACAGAGAAATTAGAGACACCTTCTACAAACTTGAGAAGTGAAGAAGAGCATCAGAATGTAATTTTTAAACCTAATGCAGGGCCTCAGTCAGTTTTCTTGGCCTCTTCAGAAAGGGAAGTGTTGTACGGGGGTGCTGCTGGAGGTGGTAAAAGTTATGCCATGTTAGCAGACCCTCTTAGATATTTAGGACACCCACAATTTTCAGGACTATTGTTACGTCACACCACTGAAGAACTTAGGGAACTTATTTGGAAGAGCCAAGAGATATATCCAAAGATATATCCAAATATTAAGTGGAGTGAGAGGAAGATGCAATGGCAAGCTCCTAGTGGAGCTAGGCTTTGGATGTCTTACCTTGACAGAGATGAAGATGTATTGAGATATCAGGGATTGGCTTTTAGTTGGATTGGTTTTGATGAGTTGACACAGTGGCATACCCCGTTTGCGTGGAACTATATGCGTTCTCGCTTGCGTACCCCTGCTAGTGACCTACCAATTTTTATGAGAGCCACTACCAATCCGGGTGGGCCGGGGCATGCATGGGTTAAGAAGATGTTTATTGACCCTGCTGCTGCTGGTAAACCCTTTTGGGCAACTGATGTAGACACTGGGCAGGTACTATCATACCCAAAGGGACATAGTAGAGAGGATCAGCCATTGTTTAAGCGGCGTTTTATACCCGCTATGTTAGCAGACAACCCCTATTTGGCTGAGGGTGGTGACTATGAAACCATGCTTTTGTCTTTACCAGAGCACCAACGCAAGCAATTGCTTGAAGGAAACTGGGATGTAGCAGAAGGAGCAGCGTTTCCTGAGTTTAACAGGGCTGTTCATGTGGTAAATAGCTTTGATATCCCCAAAAACTGGACAAAGTTTAGGGCTTGTGACTACGGATATGGTAGTTTTAGTGCTGTTGTGTGGTTTGCTGTCACCCCAAGCGAGCAATTGGTGATATATAGAGAGCTTTATGTCAGCAAAGTGCTGGCAAAAGACCTAGCCCACATGATATTGAGGGCTGAAGAGCACGATGGTGTCATTAGATACGGTGTTTTAGACAGTAGTTGCTGGCATAAGAGGGGAGATACAGGCCCCTCACTAGCAGAACAGATGATTATGGAAGGTTGTAGGTGGAGGCCAGCAGATAGAAGTGCTGGTAGTAGGGTGTCGGGTAAGAATGAGTTGCATAGAAGACTCCAAACTGACCCATTTACAGAACAACCAAGAATGATTATAACAAGCAATTGTGTAAACACCATTGCTCAACTTCCCATCATTCAGCTGGATAAGAAAAAGCCAGAGGATGTTGATACGAAGGGCGAAGACCATTTGTATGATGCTATTAGGTATGGAGTGATGAGCAGACCTCGTAGTAGTGTATTTGATTACAATCCAGCCTCTTCTAAAACCTCTGGAATTAGAATTGCTGACCCATTATTTGGCTATTAAGGAACAACATGGAAAAGAATAAACAAATGCTTGGTGATAAAACCCTAGCTTTAGATGATGTAAAGAATAAAGAAGAAGAGGGTTTCTCTGGCGGGGGTTTAATTTCCTATATTCAAGAGAGATACACAAGATCAGAAGAAAGCAGACGGGCAGACGAAAGCCGTTGGCTACGTGCTTATAGAAACTACAGAGGCATCTATGGCCCTGATGTTCAATTTACAGAAACTGAGAAGTCTCGTGTTTTTATTAAAGTGACTAAGACTAAAACCTTAGCTGCTTACAGCCAAATCACTGAGGTGTTGTTCTCTAATAATAAATTTCCATTGAGTGTTGATCCCACCACCCTACCTGATGGTGTGGTTGCTGATGTACATTCCGATCCTAAAGCACCTCCTTCTTCAGGAGAGGCTATGCCCACAGAGATTCCTTTTGGTGAAACTAGTGGAAACATTCCAAAGGGGTTTGACTTGGATGTGTTGGAACAAATGTTGGGATCTATGAAAGACGATCTCAAAGATTTGCCCAACTTAAAAGAAGGCCCCGGTGTCACTCCTTCTTCCATCACTTTTAGTCCTGCAACCGTTGCCGCTAAGAAGATGGAGAAGAAAATACATGATCAGCTTGAAGAAACAGGAGCGTCTAAGCATTTACGCTCCACTGCTTTTGAGATGGCATTGTTTGGTACAGGCGTAATGAAAGGGCCTTTTGCTGTCAACAAAGAATATGCAAATTGGGCTGAGAGTGGTGAATATAAACCAATAATTAAAACTGTTCCTGAAGCTTCTCACGTTTCTCTTTGGAACTTCTATTGGGATCCTGATGCCACTAACACTGACGAATGTCAGTATGTAATTGAGCGTCATAAAATGAGCCGCACTCAGCTTAGAGCTTTGAAGAAGCGTCCTTATTTTAGAGCCAATGTCATTGATCAAATTATTGATGAAGGTGAGACATACAATAAAAAATATTGGGAAGACGATCTCAGAGACTATACACCAAACTTTGGTGTTGAACGCTTTGAAGTGTTGGAATATTGGGGGAATGTAGATATTGATCTGCTTGAAGAAAATGAAATCACCATTCCAGAAGATATGATGGAGGCAGGTGAACTACAAGCTAACATTTGGTTCTGTAATGGAAAAATTTTACGTCTTGTCCTCAATCCTTTTAAGCCAGCAAAGATACCTTATTATGCTGTGCCATATGAACTAAACCCCTACTCTCTAGCTGGTGTAGGTATCGCTGAAAACATGGACGATACCCAAACCTTAATGAATGGTTTTATGCGTATGTCAGTGGATAATGCGGTTCTTTCTGGCAACCTTGTATTTGAAGTGGATGAAACCAACCTCGTACCGGGACAAGACTTGTCTGTGTTTCCGGGTAAGGTGTTTAGGAGACAAGGTGGAGCACCGGGTCAGGCTTTGTTTGGTACAAAGTTTCCTAATGTTTCACAAGAAAATCTTCAATTGTTTGATAAAGCAAGACAATTGGCAGATGAGTCTACAGGGCTTCCTTCGTTTTCATATGGACAAACAGGTATATCTGGTGTAGGTCGCACAGCAAGCGGCATAAGCATGCTGATGAATGCAGCTAGTGGTAGTATTAAAACTGTCATTAAAAACCTAGACGACTATTTGCTTGGGCCTATTGGAAAAGCTTTCTTCAATTTCAATATGCAATTTGATTTTGATCCTGAGATTAAAGGCGACTTAGAAGTTAATGCTAGAGGCACTGAAAGTTTGATGGCTAATGAAGTGAGAAGCCAGCGTTTAATGCAATTCTTGCAGATAGCTAGCCAACCTTCTCTTATGCCTTTTGCTAAGTTTCCATATATCATTAGAGAAATTGCAAAGAGCATGGACTTAGACCCAGACAAAGTGACTAACAACATGGATGAAGCCATGCGCCAAGCGGTGTTAATGCAGCAAGGTGCTCCTGCCCCTACTGCTGGACAGCCCCCACAAGGTGTGGCAGGGCCTCCGGGCGTGGCTGATATGACAGGCGGTGGTGGTGGTAACATTGGTATTGGTGCTGCACCAGTGCCGGGAGAACAAGGATTTAGCGGAAATGAACAACAAACCCCACCTATCTAAACTTAAATCATTTGTTAATAACAACAGTCAGTGGGAATCTTTTTTAGAGGCTCTTGATTATGAAATAAGTAGTTGTCATAAAAAACTTGAGCAGTCAAAAGATGTTCAAGATATTTATCAAACACAAGGGGCAATTGCTGCTTTACGCAGACTTAAATATTTAAAGGATGAAATAAATGTACAACAATAAATTTTTAGCTGAGGGTGGTATGCCAGATGAAGGTGGCACAGTTGATCCTGTGAGTGGTAATCAAGTTCCTCCCGGCGCTATGCAAGAAGAAGTGAGAGATGACATTAGTACAGCACTTAGCGAGGGAGAGTTTGTTTTTCCTGCTGATGTTGTACGTTATGTAGGGCTAGAACGTCTAATGCAAATTAGAGACTTAGCTAAACGTGGTTTACAGAAGATGAATGAGCAAGGACAAATGGGCAATGCTGACGAAGTGGCAAACCCAGAAGCACCTCATGGTGATGAGTTTTCTAAGAACGTAGATCAAATTATGTCTGAGCTTCCAGAAGAAGGCACAGAAACTGAGATGGCTTTGGGTGGTATGGCTACAGATCAGACACAGTTTCAACCACCACCCCCTGCTGGAGCAGTGAGTGATCAACAGATGTTAAACAACTTAGCTCCTTACTTTACATCAGAACAAGCTCCTATGGAACAACCTAAAACAGGATTGATGGCTAAGAAAAAAAGTATGGTATAATAAACATATTGTAACCAGAGGTGGGCTGGTCAATATTTACAACACCCACCATTATTGGCTACCTATCTCCCCGCACATGGCGGCAACAGCTAGCCCCAACTTATAGAGGTATTTATGACTGACGTTGTTTTAGAACAGAAACAAGAAGTAAAAGCTTATTCTCCTTTCGGCAAACGTAACGCCAACAATGATAAGATTGAACAAGAAGAAGCAGAACTTAAAGAACTGCAAGAAGCAAATAAAGGTGAGAAGAAACAAGAGGAAGATGATTCCAATTTATCTTCAGAGGAAAAAACATTTAAGAAGCGTTATGGAGATCTGCGTAGACATTCTCAGCAGCAACAAACACAGCTTCAAACACAGATTGATGAACTGAAGTCTCAGCTTCAAAAGAGTACAACCAATCAAATCAAGCTTCCAAAAACAGAAGAAGAACTTTCTGCTTGGGCTGAACAATATCCAGACGTAGCTAAGATTGTTGAATCCATTGCTATGAAGAAAGCTAAAGAGCAGTCTGAATCAATTGAGCTACGACTCCGTTCTTTAGATGAAAGAGAACTTGAGACAGCTAGGGACAAAGCCGAAGATGACCTTATGCGTTTGCACCCAGACTTTGATAAGATTCGGGATACTGATGACTTCCATGATTGGGTAGAAGAACAACCAAAATGGGTACAACAGGCTTTGTATGAAAACGACACAGACGCAAAAGCTGCTGCTAGAGCCATTGATCTATATAAAGTAGACAAAGGTATTACAAGGACTAAGACTAAAGAATCTAGCAAAGATGCTGCACAAAGCGTTGGAGCAAGGGGTAGCCGTTCAGCACCTTCTAATATTGATACTGATGGCGTGATTTATGAGTCTTCTGTCAACCAAATGACCACACAACAGTATGAAGCAAACCAAGAAGCCATTTCTAAAGCCATTAAGTCTGGTAAGTTTGTATATGATATTAGTGGTAATGCAAGATAATAGTTGACAAACTATTTTTAAATGCTATAACTTTAAACACGGCTACTTCGGTAGCCAGTTTCCTTAAGCCGTTATTCGCTATAACCACCTTAAGCAAACAAGTAACATGTAACGCAAAGCAAGTAAACTGTCAGAATCACCTGTAAGTTTATTAGCCTGTAGATAGAGATAGCGGCGGTTGTCTCCACTACACACCTAATAATATCAGCCTCTGTAGTTGTGTGAGCGTATTTAATTATATGCCCTATCAATATCTTAGGAGGATACATCATGGCATTTCCAAAGGCTGCTGGCTATAACAACTTACCCAATGGTAATTTTAGCCCAGTTATTTATTCCAAGCAAGTTCAGCTTGCTTTCCGCAAATCATCTACAGTCGAAGCTATTACTAATAGCGACTATTTTGGCGAGATCGCCGCTATGGGCGACTCTGTTAAAATCATCAAAGAGCCTGAGGTTTCTGTTCAGTCTTATGCCCGTGGTACACAAATCACTGCACAAGACCTGAATGACGAAGACTTCACCTTGGTTGTTGATCAGGCTAACTATTACGCCTTCAAGATTGA